CTCCGTCTTGTGAGAAACTTCCACTATGAGGTCTAACAAATCTATTTACATCTATATTATCAAAGAAGAAGTAATGATTTGAACCAGGCTTCAAGTTAGTTGCATCGACTTCGATTGTTCTTGCACGCATGAAAGGAACAATTGATACTGAAACAATTCTATCGTTTCTTGTTTCTACAAAGTCTTCTACGACACTTGTTGTTACACCTGTTCTTGTTTGAATTTCGGGTGTCTCTGTAATTTCTCTAGTGATTTCTAAACCAGCAACCCATTCACCACCTTGTGCTGGGTCTCCTGACCATGAACCATTTGAAGTTGCTTGAACTTCTGAAGACACTACACTTGGTTCACCTGCCCATGTGGTTTGCCATGAGTTCCAAACTGTTCCTAGTGCATTTGTATTGTCTGATAATACTGCATCAAAATTACCTTCTCTGTTGATTCTAACTTCGGGTAATTGTTCTGTATCTTGCCATATATCTGTTTCGGGTGTCAACTTGACATTACCTACGAATGCAAATACATGGTATGGGTTAACATTGATTGAACGAGAAGCTTTACTTTGGTCTACGTAATTTATTTCTGTAAACGGAAGTGTTATTAAGTCTCCAGTCTTTTTGAAGTTTGCTGATGCACTTTGGTTTAGTGATATATCAAAGAACTGTTGATAAGACTGAGGTCTTAACATACCCATTTTAGTATCGATAGAACACTTATAGTCGGGGTGATTTACGTCACCAATCTTATGACCTCTAAAGTTATCTACTAAGAAACCTGACTTATATCTGTCGAATCCGTCTGCATCTAAAATCTGTTTTGACTGAGTATCTTTCTCAAGTAATGATAGTGAAGTGATTCTTTCTAAGTTAGTGACCCTGTTGTTAATCTTTCCGATATCTTTCATAGTATATCGTCTATGGTCTTGTGACCTTACTCTGATTTGGTTTAACTTATTAGTATAAGGTGGTATTGACAATTCAAACATTTCGATTGCTTCGTCAATAGCTTTAGGTTTAGTTGGTGATATTGAAGGATTTCCAGTTGATACTTGGAACATTCCTGATTTATGTAAGAATATTTTATCTATTCTACCAACATAGAATGATATATCACCCACAACACTTGAACCTGATACTGGTGTGTCTGTTGCACTTGCAAAAGTGGTTGCAATACCTGTTCTACTACTTTCAAAAGAACGTCCAGTTGCATAGGCAAAAGGTGCGTATTTTGCACCTACACCTGATGCATCTGATAAGTCTACAACACTAGTTGCATCAGTTGGGTCTTGACTCACATTTGTTGCAAAGGTAGTAGACCCTATTATCTGACCAACTTGTGGTCTGAAATCAACTGAATCTGATAATTCAAAAGTTCCATCGGGTTCTAATCCACCTAAGTCTATTTTATTTGGTGAATAGACTGGTATATCTTTGTAAGGTATTGAGGAATATGATTCCACATCAAAGTAGTCTCCACCACCTGAAGATTGGAAGTAATCAAATATTATTATGATTTTATTGTTTGGTGTTGGTTCACCTGGCTTTAAAACTAATTTTGATAAATCGTAAAAACCATCTCTCTGACCATTGTCAAAGAAGTATCTGTTTGTTATGTTCGGTGAACCTGCTGTGACCGATGCAATTGTTCCTACTGCACCTGAAGTCTGACCAATAATATTTTCATTATCTGTAAATACATTATTATTTGTGTAATAAAAATATGATACATTGGTGTCTCCACTAAAGGTGACAATGTTTGCACGTGCATCTGAAGTTTGTCCTACAACTTCTTCATTAACAACGAAGGTTCCAGTTGTAGTTGTTGTAATAAATGAAGGTGGTAATGCATCACCACTAACTCCTTCATAAATTCCACGAATTTTGTATGCATCAGGAACACCCAATGTAATTTCTTTATGGTCGTATGCAGTTCCATACATATATGAAGATGTTTTTGAACCTGTGACCTTCAACATTCTTCCAGCTCTTAATGTCTTATCTCTATTAACGGGGTCTGTTATTGTAATTGTATAAGATACTCTTACAACTGCAGTATCGTTATTTGCATTAATACCACTGAATGTTATTTGTTGACCTGAACCTGAAGAAGTCACTGAATTTGAGATTGAATCGGGGTCAATTAAATCTCCTGCTGATAAACTTCCACCACCAGCAGCTTCAATCACTGCAATTGTAAAGTTATCTTTGTTCACTGGTGCAAAGGTTCCGTTTGAACCTGAATCTACTGAGAATGAACCACCACTTAACTGAGCTGTAAATTGTCTTCGTATTTGAATTGATTCACCAGTATGTGTCTTAACCCAGTTCCTTGGCCATGCAAATATGTTTGCAGTTTGGTTTTGGTCATAAAGTGTTGCACGTAATCTAGAAACTCCACCTTGATATGCTACTGATGAAGCAACTGTAAGTGTTGCAGATATGTCACTAGCAACTGAACTAATAACTAAATCTTGACCTGAAGCAGGGTTATGAACAACGTCTCCTTCTTTAAGTTCTGTAGTAAACTTAGTTCCAAAACCAGTCATACCAGTTGTAGTATCATATATAGCAGTTCCAGTTAAATTAAATGCAGAATCTAAAACTGTATGTGCAGTAAACACTTCTCTGTTTGAGTTATTTGAATCTTGAGAAACACCTCTAACTCTATCAATATTGTATGTTCTAACTGCAGTAATTCCATTGACTATTGTTGTTGCAGTGATACCTTCACTTACAATACCACTGGAAACTTGGAATGTTCCTACTACGTCATGTAATAATACTGACTTACTTGGTAAATCAATCTCTGCAATAATACCTGTTGCACCTGTTGCGAGGTCTGTTAACTTATCACTAACTGCAACTTGTCCACTGGATAGTGCAGAAAATGTGACTCTAGTAAACATTTTAATATCGAATAGATATAAATTGTAAACACCTGTTGTGTGTTCGTCAATGTTTCTAATTCTAGAATATCCTATAAGATTTCCAGTTCCTTTTACTCCTGCGACTGCTGGTGCAGTATCCCACAATTCTGTTAATTGATATGGGTCTAATGTATCTATACCACCCTCATTACCAAACTCGGGTAATGAATGAATATTTGTGACTCTTAATTTGTTCCCCAATCTTATTGGAGTGTTTGCATTATCTAATGATATTGCTGTTCTTGCTTTTTTCAGTGGAATTGAGGTTGTTCCTATTTTATCAATTTCATATCCTTTGACATATGCTTTACCTGGCGATACTTGCATAACAAAATTACTCTCAACTCCACCATTTGTAGAAGTGTATACACCACCATTAGTTGAGTCGTCTAAGTGTTCTTTTAAAGTTGGAACGAATTGTCTTACAACGAAATCACCATTTGCATCGAAAGTTCTTCGTGCCATTGTGTGTTCTATTTCATTGTATATTGGTTTATCTACTTTGAGTTCGATTAAACCTTTATTAACTCTAACTAACTCTACGAAATCTGTATCAGTAGTTGTAGTAAGAGTATACTTACTTAAGACTAAATTGAATTTAAGTCTATCAGCACCAGCTGCATTTTCGTTTGTTGTTCCTTGTGAGTTATCTAATAAACTTGAGTCTTCAGAAGAAGATATTAAATTCTCTGTGACTGTTATACCAACTCTGTATGAAGGAGCACCTGAATATTTTTCTAAAATAAGTTCTTGTGCTGGAACCTTTACAAAGAATCCTCTGATAAAGAGAACACCTTCAGAGATATTTGCAATTGAACCTCTTCCAGTTGGATTTGAACTAACTGTTAATGCATCTACTGTAAATTCATTATTGTTTGATGAATTGGCTGAAATTGCACCATTTTCGTCTACAGTGACTTCTTGTAGTTCTTCTCCTGCTGAGAAAGTAAATGAATTACTTGAGTTGGTTCCTTGTGATTGATATCTGACAAACAATGTAAGTTTGTCGTCTGTTGTTTCTGCAGTTGATGTGACTACTTTACCAACAACACCTGTTGTTTTACCTTGTATTATTTTTCCGTGGAAAGATTCTCTATATGTTTCAACTGAAGTATCACCATTGATATTTGGATTGGAAGACTTTACTTTAACATAGTAAAGTTCCATATCAATATCAGTTTGAGCACCAGTGACGATTGACCCTTCTTCAAATATATGATTACCAAATCTTTCGATTTGATTTTGAAGGATTGATTGTGATTGAGTTAATTCTCTTGCTTGTAGTGGTCTACTTGCACGGAATAAAACTTTTTGAAAGTTTTTACTCTCACTGTAGTCGTCATAATAGGGTGATATATTTAAATCAGTTTTCTCTGCCATTTTAACTCTCTTGTAGGGGACTTTGTGTCCCCATTAAATTACATTTCGATTATCAGTTTGATATCTTCGATTTGGTCTGCAGCTCTTGTCACTGCACCTCTGTTTTCAACATACATGATTTGACCTGAATATCTTTCTACTTCGGGGAATGTTCCGTTTACTGAATTTACATTTCCTACTGAAGAACCACCAACATAAACTGAATCAGAACTAGTGAAGTCTACATAACCACCAGCACTATTTGCAACTGGGACATGTGAAACAACTAAACCACTGATTGATACAACTCTAGAAACTGCAACACCAGTTCCATCTGCAGTTGCAGATAGTATTAGGTTGTCTACTGAAAGACCCGTCACACTTGAAAGTGTCATTTGTGAATATGCAGCTAGTGAAGTTGCAGTTGCAACTGTTGTTGTTCCTACAGTGAATGGGTCTTGTATTAATCCAATCCTTCTGAAGTCGTTGTCAATTGGGAAATCTCCAGCACCTTCTGCAAACTCTAATCTTGCATTAACACAAACAAAGTTTCCACCAAGTTCTTGAACTGGGTCTGCACCATGTCCATAGAATGGTGAAATAATTGGTTTTAAGATTCCACCTGAACCACCACCGATTCCTGAAATACCATCAACATTAATTGAAGCACGTTTATAACCTGACCCAACTGCTGTGATATCTACGTGAACCACTGCACCTGATGATACGATAACACTACATGTTGCACCTGAACCATCTCCTGCTAATGGAACACTAGCATACGTTCCGTCTGTATAACCTGAACCACCTGCTGTGATTGATACGTGGTGAATACCTCCGTTTACTGCAGAGTTTTCTACGTCCCATTGTCCTGTTCCGTCATCTGTTGCAGTTGAACCAATTGCACCACCCGAACCTGTTCCGTCTACTGAGGCAACTGCACCAATTGTTTTAACTGGTATAAAGTCGTTAGTCACGAATTTAATTGTTTCTGAGGCAGAAATAGTATACATATACTTCCATACATAACCACGACCTGAGGCAGCGTTTGAATCGGCAGTTGTTATCAAAGTAGTTGCACTTGTTCCTGTTGGTTTTACATCTGATACAACGACTGCACCTGATGAATCTCTTCCAGTTCTAATACACTTATACACATGGTATTCATCTGTAATTACAAAGAATCTTGAATCATATAAGTTATTACTTGTAGAAGCTGGTGAAGTATTCGTTGCACTATAATCGTGTGAATACTCATCATATGAAGTTCCTGAAGTCCAATCATGTCTTGTTAGACCATGTGATACGTCTGATGTAGAAACCTTTTTCATTGCAATCATGTCTGCATATGAATCTATTTCCTCACCAACTGCATTCGCAGGTGCTGGTGGGTTGTTCTCATCAGTCCAATCGAATGAACGTCCTATGAATATATAACTTGATGAGGCACTCTCACCAAAGTCTTCCTTAAATTGTTTCGCATTATGGATTCGAAACTTTTCCGTTATTATTGCTGCCATTTTTTTAATCTCCTCAGACTATATTAATACTATTTATAACACTATGCAGACTTAATGTAAGAACTAAATGCAATATTAGTCCTTAAATTTGGAACGTCTGAATAATAGTTAACTGTGTGTTTAGGGAAATAGGTGTCAAGGTCTGAAATACTAATACCCTCGGGTTTAGATTCTTCACTCATTATATTACCTGTTCCATCTTCTAATGTAAAATCATCACCATCTGTTTCTTCTTTTAGATAGTAAGATATGTTATAAACTTGTTGTCCTGTTATGGTATTTAGACTTCTTAAAGAACCACCTAATGGTGCAGATGATACTAAGGTATGAGCTCTTTCTGTAAAGAATCTCTCTATATAAGTGTCATCAAAAGTCTCGTCTTCCATAATCACCTTACTATTATCTTCTAGTAAGAATGAATCACCTACGATATCACCTGATTGCATCTCTGCATCTGTTGGTTCAAGTGCAAAAGTGTAAACGATTTCTTCGTTCTCAATCCTACCACCATCTTCTAATATCAATAGTTCTTCTTGTGAACTTCCAACTGATACTACTTTACCTTTATCAGAAGGTCTTCTTTCATTACTTCTTACTACGTAATCGTGGTCTGCAGAATCTAATGCAAGAACTGTTTGCATTGCATCTGAACTGTCTTTAGTAATACTTCCACCCATTCCACTATGGAACTGACAATAGTAATATAAATTTGTTGGTGTAGTTGTAGTAATTCTTATCTCAACTATGTTATTACCAATAACTCTGACACCTGTTGTATACTCTGAACCACTGTTATGTGTTCCGTCTGCAGTTGTTGAAAACTTGAATGGGTGTCCAGTAGAGTGTGTGAAGTGATATATGTGACCATTCTTTAAAGTTAAAGGTGCATTGTTCACCCCGTCTATTTGGTATACGTTTTGAGAACCATTATTGACAACTGACACATTTTTTGTTTGTATATCGTTTCGTTGTTCTGTTCTTCTTGTTTGATATGAACTTGCAAGTGCAACCGATTTGATTCTGAAAATATTTAAATGTCTACTTCTCATTTCCGAATCACCATATTCAGTGTTCGGTGCTGTTATTGCACCACCAGTTCTTGGGTCTGTATCGGGTGAAGGTATTGATTCGGTTTGTAAAACGACCAATGGGTCATTCATTTCTGCATCAGTAGTCCAAAGAAGTATCTGTCTCATTGAATTTGCAAAGGCAGTTGGATTGGTTAAGACGGGGTCTCCATTCATTACAATTGTAGGTCTAAATTTAATTTGTTCTTCTACAGTTGTATCAACTGTTTGTTTGATTGCAACTTCACCAAAGAATACGTGTCCAGCAGGGTGTAATAAATCCTTGACAACTGACCTATATTTGTTTATACTTTCTCCAACCTTAATAACATATGAATGTGTTTGGTAGTATAAACTATCTTGTATATTAGATGCACTTGCATCAAGTGTAGATTTATCTCCAAGTAATTGTTCTTGTATTACACCTTCACCTGAAACCAAACCTCTAGCTTGATAAGGATTTGATTTTAAAATCTTAAATGTATCAACTGAATTGAAGTCTACTGTTTCATTAGATAAGAATAATCCGTCTAAATCTGTATATGTTAAAATGTGTCGGTCTGCATCATACGATACAACCTTTGCAGTTGTTCCTGATATTCTTCCCACCAATGCTACATCTTTGTTTAGATTTGCACTAGGTGTAGTAATCAACATAGGGAAGTCTGAAGTTGAATTTAAAACAGCATCTTCTGTAAACTTATGTCCTTGTTCTGTAATATTAAGTGAACCAACACCTCCAATGGTATCAGAATATGCAAATATTTTTGCACCTTCACCACTAGACACTGTTGATTGTGTGTTCAGTCTTACTGTTAAAGAAGTTCCACCAGTGATTTCTTCACCATTTTGGAATGCACCCGTATCACTTGGTAATCTTTTTATAACCAGTCGTTTGTTTTCTTCTTCAACCTTTAAAACAGTTCCCGTTGCACTTGAATTTGTTCCAGTGACAACTTCACCTTCTATGAAACCTGTCGTTTCTTTAAAGTAAAGATAACCACCAGCAAATACTTTAGGAACTTCTGTATAACCAACACCACCTGACTTAACAAAGACACTTCTTACCATAGAGTTAGTAGTTTCTAATTGAACTGGTTGTTCGTCTTCACTAAGTAATCTCATTTTCTTCGTGTAGATTTCAACCAACTCACCACCACTTAATGGAACTACAAATATAACTCTATCGTTCTTGTGTTCGTAATCAGTGACATGTGTTTTGATAATTCCGTCTATATAAACTTCAACAGATTCGTCATTGAAAATAATTGAATTGCCATTATTATCCTTTCCTGTGAATAGTGTTTGTCCAGCTGTTGCAGTAATTTCATATTGACCCCAAACAGTTGCACCTTCTAATATGATTTCGTCCCCAACGGAACCAATCATAGCTTCTGCACCACTTCCTCTGTTAGTGGATTCAAATACTACTAGGTCTCCACCTTTATATCCTGTTCCACCATCTTCAATAAATATCTCATCAACTTGTCCTTCTAAAAGACCATTGATAACTGTTTTAGAAATGGTTGCATTAGGATTGAGTTTTCCACCTGAAAATTCTATTGAATCATTTAAAGAATATAGAGAACCTACATTTGATTGTTCTAATAATATACCACCACCATGACTAGATTCTATATTTGATTGACTTCCGTCATACACTCCACCACTTGCGATTAGTGATGCACTAGAAAATTCTGCTGGTAGACCTGACTCAAATAATATGTCTCCGTCATCGTCATGTTGAATATAAGTAGAAGAGGAATCACTACCGATATCTGAAACGATACCTTTTAATACCCCTGTTGTTGTTGTGACACCATCTCTATCTACTAATGTGACCTGTTGGTCTCTTAAGAAAGTTCCTTGATGGTTATCAGTAATCTCTAAAGAGTATTCCCCTGTTTCTGTATTGATTGGGAATACATTTTCTACAATTGACTCTGCTTGTATTCTATTTGTAGCAGTATATTGAGTTATCTTGTCTGTTGAACTTGGTGCAACTCTCAAGTCACTCATTTCAATATTCACTCTTCTTTTTTGAGAGTAATCTGATTCTGATGTGTAAATTGTTTCGTTATCGGGATATCTAATTTCTGCATCTTCGTTGTAGAGAATCCTCATTAAGAATTTTAATGATTCTGCAGTTCCCTTTTCTTTGTATAAATCTGATATACCTTTTATTGTTAACCTTTTGTTTTGTGTTTGTTTAAGGTCTAACGAAGGTAAGAAATCTGTTTGGAAGTGTTGTAAAAAATCTTCAGACGTTCTGTCTATATCTGAGTAGTCTAAAATCTTGTTGTTTGCAATGATAGTATTTTCTTTATAATCACCAACTACACCAGTCTGTTTTGATTCTCTACCTGTAATTGTTTCCCCTGTTGAGAAACCTCTTCCGTGTATGGTATTGACATATACCTGTAATCCATTCAAGGAAGTTATTTTTGCAACTGATTTTGATTGTGAACCCACAACATACTCACCGACCTTCCAAGGGTCTGCAGTTGCAGTTGGGTTTGCACCACTTGATTCATAAATTAATTTTGATGACTCTGCATCAGGAGATGGTCGAACAGTTTGGGGTTCTGCTAAAATAGACCCAAAACTGTCTTCCATCATGATTCCGTCTAATTCACTCTCTGAAGAAAGTGTTATAATCTCACTTTCTAGATACTCGAAGTATGATTTTAAGAATAGTTCAAAAACTGGAGCTTCTTCCTGAATGTAATCAGGTAAAAGACCTACTAGTCTATCACTTAGTTTTTCTATTTTAAAATCAGAGTTTGACATAGTCTTAACTTAGAGTTGCACCTAGGTTTGAAATTGGGAACCAATTTGAACCATTCCAAATACAAATAACTGCATCACCTTGTCCATTAAGAATGATTTGGTCTGTTGTATCTGTTGAATAACCCCAAGATGAAACAGTGACTTCTGCATTTGCAGAAGAACTATCTGTCTTGTAGATTACTTTAATCTGACCAACGTCTGTTCCGTCATCTAAAGTAAACTCAACTGCTGAAGAACCAGTCAGTGTGATTTCACTTGCAAAAGATGATGCAAGGTTAGACGCAGTTGCAGTTAAAGCTGTTATATCGTCAACTGCTAAATGAGTTGGGATATTTTCGAATAACTGACCTATGGTCATTTTTTTGTTGACGGGTGTTCCGCCTGGGTTATCTACTATGTGTAGTAAATCATCAGCACCTATATCTGTATCAGATACCTGTGTTAATGCGCTTATCTTCTTATCTGCCATTTTAATTTTCCTCCTATAATCCAATTAAATGGGAAACTACTCGGGGGACTCCCGACCACTTGTTTCATGTGTTATTAATATGAACTGGTTGAGGTAGAAGTATACCCTACACCAGCACTGCTTTCACCACTACTAATGGTGTCTACTTCACCTGTCACCTTAATATCTTCAGAAGAAATGTCTACTAGATTACCTCTAGTTGCAACGACATCATTTCCCGAAGGGATAACTGTGAAGTCAATCGATGAATTAGTATTAACTGTTAAGGTAATATTAATGGCATTGATTGTAATCTTTCCTGTAGAATAGTCAACTATTCCAGCTGCACTATCCTGATAAAGTCTAGTTGACCCTGATAGGTAATATCTTCTTAAATTACCTTTTCCGTCATCATCAAAATAATTGATATTGACTGAGTCACCTTGGACATAAAAACCTGTTGTTGTTGTAATTCCACCCGAGTCCATGTTGTGACCAGTATGTGGATTATAAAGTTGATTACCAAAAAGAACATTGTATCCTTTTGTCTCTCCTACTTTAATTGCATTATTTTTTCTTAATCTAATATTACATGTATTAGATAGAACTGCAGTGTTAGATTCGTCTACTGATTTAAGTAGATTAGAATGTCTAAAAATGGAATCGAAGTTTTGTAGATTATCTGTATCAAACTTTTGAATTGCAGTGTTTACGATTGCTTCCAACTCACCTATTGATAAGTCCGTTGCATTCTCATTGTATTTGAATACACATGAAATTAAAATCTTAACAATCTCTGCATCAATTATCTTAGGTCTAACAGTTAACATATTTAAATCGTTTAACTTTTTTGTGACCAATGACTTTTCTGTATCTGATAGATAATCTGAATTTTGTGGTTTAAGTGCAACGAACACTTTACCATATTCGGGTGGGTCATTATCTTCTCCACCCCATACTGCAACGGCGTCTGCATTTGGATAATACTCTTGCACTTTTGCTTTATAGTCGTTTAGTGTGACTAGTCTGTTTTGTGAAGTATAGAATTTTGTTGCTTTGAACTTAATTGATTCTATACTTTCTTTTTCTGCACCACCACTTGCTGGTGAAACGTTAGTCACTGCATGGTTTGTGAATCCGTTTACAACTCCGTTAAGTGCAAATTGACTAGCACCATTTGCATGGTCTTGGTCAACTATAATATAAGTCACATCTATAACGTCTCCGTCTAATAATGACTTACCTAATGTTCCGTCACCAAAGTATATTTCAATATAACCTTCTTCATTCTCTTGTGCATAATATACAGTAGAGGTTGTAGTAATGTTTGAAATACCTGTAGAAAGTGTGTATGTTTCTGTTGCACCACCACTGGTGACTGAAACAATCATCTTACCTTTGTCTACTCTTTCATTTGATAAAACGAATTTAGGGTTTGCAAGTTGATTATCAAAAATAAATGAATCAGTTGCATAAGTTCCTTGAACAATACTTACGTCATTGTAATTATATGACGTTCCGTTTTGTGTTGGTCTTTTTGTTGTTGTGACTACAAAGTTATATGAACTTCCGTCATACACTGTCACAAAGGTTGTTCCTCTGAGTAATTGCATCTCAGTAGTTGTCGGGGAAGTTCCGTCTGCATTTCTCACTTGTTTCATTTCAAGGTTTACTATTGCAGTTGAACATGACTCAGAAGAAGGAACGAATCCTAAATCCTTTGCACGTGATACAACGTTCTTTCTGATTTGAGCAGAATCTAAAAAGAGTTCTGAGGCTGCAATGTTGGTGTTGATTGCACCAATGTGTGATGAATATGCAAGTAGGTCAATAAGAACTGACATACTTGAACCTTCAAAGTTGTAATCTTTAAATTGTTCTTGTCCTTTGAGATAATTCTTAAGATTATCTGCAATATTCTCAAAATCTAAATCTGTAATGTTTAATTGTGAACTGTTTACTGCCATTATCGTGTCCTTGAAACGTTTATTTCTATCTCTTGATTAGGAGAACCATTAGTTATGTTGTAAAAGATAGTCATGTCTAGTTTGTTATTATCTTGATTTGATAATGCAACTTGAACATTGTTGACACGAGGTTCTAAGACCTCTATTTCTTTTGCAAGTGTTATTTTCATTCTGTTTATTTGTCTATCAGTATTCAATTCGAATAATAAGTTTCTGATTGAACCACCAAAGTTTGGTTTAAAAGGTCTTTCAAATTTATTAGTTAAGACAATATTCCTAACTGACCTTTTGATTGCATCTGTATCGGTTTTTCTTACAACGTCACCTGTAATAGGGTGTTTACGAAAGAAGATATCTAAATCGGAATAGATATCCTTCGTTGCAACTGTTTTTCCGTTATTTACTAAATCTACCATATATCTATTTATACAAACTAATCAGGTTTCTTTGTCTTTCCAGCAGAAGAACCTGAAGCAATTGTATGTTTATGAGTTGAAAGTTTGACACCCTTACCTTTGACTTCTCCACTTGCAGTAATACTACTTGAATTTGTCTGTTTACCACTGACATCTAATGTCGATTGTAAAGTGGTTGCGTCTGACACTGTTAGTGTTCCAGTAATTGTTGTGTCTGATATAATTTCTGTTGTGTTATTACCAGTGATTGTAATCTTACCTTCTGATAATACGTCTGTTGTTCCTTTGAGGATATCTGCTTTTAGATTTCCTTCTGTAATCTCTGAAGTGACATTACCCTTTAACACTTTCATATCTACATTACCAGTGTTAACATTGATTGTCACGTTTCCTTTCTCTACTGTTAAGTCTGCATTACCAGCTATATAAATCTTGTCGTCCTTTGCAACTATCTGATAATTATCATTTACGATTCGTTGCACTACACTTCCATCAGGGTGAACTTCCTGAAACGTTCCTGACCTATGATAAGTTGAAAGTCTTTCTTTACCAAGTGTATCGTCCACTTCAATAACATGACCTGACTCTGATTGATACACTTTGTTATATGGGTATACTGGTTCTGCAACTGAGTCGGGGAAAGTGTGTCCTTCTATTTCAATCTTCTTATCTAATACAGAATCACCACGTGCAATACTTGACACATCTGATTCTTCAGTGTATAATGGATACCATGGTAGCATATCCTCTGTTGCTTCAACCTCTGTAATTGTTGAACCCGTTGCATCATAATTGATTGTTATTTCTTTTGGTGACTTTGGTTGTGAATCAATTGCACTTGTTAAACCATGTGGTCTACGAGAATCCTGTTCAGGATTTGCAACATCAGGTGTTCCGTCATAGTCTGCTAGTGTTAATCTACGTGGGTCATTGAATCCTTTATCTACAGTTCTTGTTTGTTGATTACCTAATGCATCAACTCTATATCCTGATTGTGGAACACCTGTAGATACACCTAAGACAACTGGGTCTTGACATGTATCCCCGTCTCTAAAAAATCCGAAGACTGTTGCACCTTCAACTAATCCATGTTGACTTCCAATTCCTGAAAGACCAGCAGAAGTTGTTGGTAATAGAACTTGAGCCCATGGTAAGTCGGGTGTTGCAATATTTAATTTATTATCTGTATGAATTCCATGTATACGAACACGAACACGTCCAATCATTAGAGGGTCATGTCGGTCTTCTACTATTCCAAAAAACTGTCTCATTATATTTCTCTCGAAGGTTCAACTTCTTGTAATGGTTTTGCTTCTGTTATCTCTTTTGCAAAACTTTCTTTAACACATTCTAAATTCATTTCACCCTCTTTACCTGCTATATCTAGTATAAGAGATAAATCAGTAATTAGATATCTGTTGTCATTCACTTCATCATTTTTACCAACACCTGATTCGGGTTGAGGAATTAAAAGTTTAATTACGTTCCCTACAGTTAAGTCTGTTCTCATTGGTATAGTGACAATAATTTTATGTTGTTGTAATATCTCAAGTAATGCACGTCTTTCTAATTTTGCATTATCAACATATTTTAAACCTGAGAATGATTCAGGTGAACTAACAGTTGTTTCATTATCGAATTGGTGTGTTGTAGTGTTATCATAAATGACAAGACTATCAAATTCTTTATTTGGTGGTAAATCAATATCAACCTCTGTCACAGAAGGAGACTTAGTTCTCTCAATCATGTTCTCTGTTGTAAGTGATTTCTCATAATCACCAGTTCGAATTAAAGGAAATCCTGATAGGTGTTTACCACGTTTCATTGTTTCGTCTAAGTCATACACAAAATCTAATTCTTGTTTCCTAACTGGGTCGTATGTTTTTTGTAGAGATGCATATGCACCTCCAACTGTTCCTCTAAGTGTATCAAACTGTTGTGGTTTGTAATACGATGTAATCATAGAGTTTAAACCACCAGCTGCATTTAAATCAATACTTTCAGTTTCTAAATCACCAGTTCTTGGTTTGTATGAAAACTCTATTGGAAATTCTCTACTAAACATAGTGTCAATAGAACTAAATCTAAAACCACCATTTAATGTTTGGAAGAAGAACATACCATTTTTCCATTCTGCATTTTCACCTATATTAGATTCTGCAACAATGTAGTCAATAAAACTTCCAACTGTCCAATTAGGACATATGAATTGTAGATTCTTAGGTTCTGTTTCCTCAAACCAATCGAACTCTGAAGGTTTAAGGTTAGCTTCTTCTATCAATGCATTCTGCAACATTCTGTCATAAGAACCTCTCATAACCTTACTCATTCTCTTTCTTCTTACATAGAACATTCTTGGGTCACAAAAATTTAATTGGTATACTTGAGTTCCCTCTCTTCCTCTTTTGACATTACTTGCTTTGTATATTCTAAAAGTCTTATCAATGGTGAACTTCTTTTCGGGTTCTTGATTAAGACCTTCTTTCTGTTTGATTGAGATACGAATGAATTCTTGACCAGTGAATCGGAAGTTTGTTAAAAGATTAAGTCCGTCTAAAAGAGATATATTACCCGTGCAGAATTTATTGTAGATAGACTCGAAGAGTTCTACTCCCAATGTTAATTGAGTCACGTCAATTGAATCACCCTCTTGGTTTACAATCGCCAGTGCCTCAACTGAAAACTCACCTGCTTTTAAGTTGCTCATGATGACATTACTTTACCGAACTCTGATACTACCCTTCTGATATATTGTGGTTTAATAATTTTGATACTTCTATTCTTTTCATTCTTTTCCCATTCACTATCATAAATTGTTTTTTCATACATACCATTGACAAAGGTATTTGACTTGTTTCCATTTACATCATAATAGTATGCAGTTCCGTCTGTTTGATTAATAGAATTTTTAATGGTCATACTATGACCACTGATATTACCCGTGATAACATCATCTTGTCTGAAGTCACCACTCTCTATTCCTATTCTTGACCACTGAGGTTCTACACTTGTTATTGTTCCTTCATGACGGACACTATCTCTTAAACAAGATACGGATTCTCCCAAAAGAAATTTACCTGTTGCACTTACGATATCTGATTTCTGATGTGCAGTTAGATACCTACCACCATAGTTTTTCTTAATGTAATTGTCAAAACTTCTATTGTCTTTCCACCACTCATAGTAGTTATTCCAATCATTAACTAGAAAGAACGTCCAATGTAAATCTGAATCACCATAAAGATTAGTTGCAACTACATCAGGTCTATCTCCCTCCTGTAGTTCAAAGTATTCATATTCTATTATACTATTAACTGCTGATTGGTCTACTTTAGACTTTCTAAAGAAGTCTTTAATATTAATAACCCGTCCACTATCTAAAGTGTATTGTATATCGGGAAAGTTCTTAAAAAATTTAGTTGCCATTATTATCCACCTGTTTGTTGGTCTAGTAATGAGGCACTACCCCCACCAAGGTCATGTCCTTCACTTCTCGTAGACTTAGATATAGTCTGATAGTTTTCCTGTGTAAGGAGTTTGATTTCTGTAAATGATAAAGACAATTCAGTTGCAACAGGATATCCATCTTCAAACATTTTTGTTGAATGATTAACACTTACACTTGTCAATACACAAGGTAAAAAATCCTCAAATCTCTTTTGAATGAGTCCTTCATAAGTAATATCAAAAATGTTAGGATAATTGAAATAAGATTCTGCAGCTCCGTCTGCCTCAGCTGCACCATAAGTGTCTGGCAACATTGCAGTTTTAAATGACCAACATATATCTTCTACCATTATAGCTTCGTCTTTACTTTTAGGATAGAACTCATAATCAAAAGAATGGTCTCTAAAGTCAACACCTTCAAACACTTGTTCTTCCATAGGGTTTGTTGCTTTACCTCCAATGAAATTTGATATTCCACCAGTTGCAGTATTAGCTAGTTTAGATAATCCACTTTGAATTAATTCTTCTAATGCTTGACCAAAACCTGTTTCACCTTTAAAGGTATTGATTAGATTTCTTTTGTTTGCACCAATTTCCATTGTTGTCCAACTAACGTCTACATCTTGGTCTATACTTTCGGGTGCATATAATGCGATTGAAACATTCTCACTTGACAATAAATTTTTATTATTACCTTCATTACTTTTTGACCCTTCTCGTTTTTTTCTTGGTCTAGTTGTAAAGACAACATATGAGTCTAGACTTTCAAGAGGATATTGTAAATCTCTAGTCTTGGTTAGAGGAACACTTCTTGCAGATTGTCTGGCTTTATTAGATGCATCTAAATTTGATTGTAATGAAGCACGTCTGTCATCTAATAATTTTTCTGCCTTTGCTTTTTCTGAGGCAAGCATATCTTTGTCGTATGACCCTGTATATGATTTTCCTTCAAGTTTAGATTTAATCCCCTTTAGAGATTTAACTGCACTGGTTGCTTGATTTACTTTGTCTAATAGTTTGTTGATAGATGGCATTGATTTTTTTAACCTAAATACTTAAAATTATGATTACTAGTGTTATTTATGTCTAGAAAAAGTTATAGTGGTAAGTTTAAACCAAAGAACTATAAAAAATATAGAGGCGACCCAACAAAGATTATCTATCGTTCCTTATGGGAAAGACGATTTATGGTCTATTGTGACAATAATCCTAGTATTATTGAGTGGGGAAGTGAAGAAATAATCATTCCTTATCGTTCTCCTGTAGATAAGAAGGTTCATAGATACTTTCCCGACTTCTATATAAAGTATGTAAATGCAAAAGGTCAATCTATACGAGAAATCATAGAAGTTAAACCAAAGAAACAACTTAAACCCCCAAAGGAACCCATAAGAAGAACTAAAAGATACTTAAATGAGGTTGCAACCTACGTTGTCAACCAAGCAAAGTTCAAGGCTGCAAGTGAATACTGCAAAGATAGGAAATATGGTTTTAGAATATTGACGGAAGACCACTTAGTAAAATGAAAAAGTTAATAATGTTCGATTTAGACGGGGTTTTGATAGATTCTATATCAAATATGAGACTGTCGTGGGAAAAAACTTGTCAAATACACGATATAGTTGTCCCATTTAAGGAATATGAGAAGAGAATTGGTCGTCCTTTTAAAGATATCATAGAAGATTTGGGTATAGAATACACTTCTACGATAAAAAAGACATACGACACTTCCTCTACTGAACTATTAGACCAAATTAAGATATTTGAAGGTGTCCATGAACTACTTGTTGCACTTACAGTTATAAAAGGACGTAAGATTGCAATCTGCACCTCTAAAGATATGGATAGAACAAACAAAATACTAGAGAAAATTGCAAAGTTTGATTATGTCTGTTCTCCCAAACAAGGACTGAGAGGTAAACCTTCACCTGACCAACTACTTTACACTTGTGCATTCTGCAATGTTGACCCAAGTGATACACTTTATGTTGGTGATATGGACGTTGATAGACAAGCAGCTGAGAGAGCTGGGATAGATTTTGTCCATGCAAGTTATGGTTATGGTGATGTTGAAGGAGGTGTGGTATGCAAGATGAGTATAGAAAGTCCGATAGACCTACTAAAGTTGTTGGATTAATTCCAGCAAGATATCATTCAAGTAGGTTTGAAGGGAAACCACTGGCCATGATTTCAGGAATTCCCATGATTCAACGAGTATACAATCAGTGTATGCAGACAAAATCACTTGCTAGTGTTATAGTGTTAACTGATAATAGTGATATTTATGACTTCTGTTTATCCATGCGCATGAAGTGTTTGATTGTTAATGGTGATTGTTTTACTGGAACAGATAGATGTGCAAAGGCAATTAAAGATATCGAAGGAGATGTCTTTGTTAATATACAAGGAGATGAACCCCTGATTAACCCTGAAGCTATTGACAAATTAGTAGAGTCTCATACACTAGGTAGTGTATCTAATGCATATGTTGAACTTAATTTCTATTCTGAAAAACGACATGATAATAATGTAGTCAAAGTAGTGACGGACACATATGATAATGCACTATATTATTCACGACTAAGTATACCATACGTGCAAAAGGAAGAGACAATTGTTAAACAACAATTAGGTCTCTATGCATTTAACAGAGAGTTCTTAGAAATCTTTCCCACACTCCCAATTGGGGATTTAGAGAAAAGTGAATCGGTAGAAATGTTTAGATTTACAGAGAATGGATATAAAGTTAGAATGATAAAAGTTGAAGACGAGGGATACTCGGTAGACACACTTGAAGACTTGAAACGAGTTGAAGAAATAATTAGGAGAAATACACAATGACCCCACTAATAATGTTAGAAAAACAAAGTGATTACGATAAGATTGAAACCATATTCAATGAAATCAGATTGAAATCTAAACCCAAACTAATGACGTTTGGAGATGTATTAGATTTACCTGAAAAACATTGGAAGAGTATAGTTAATAATATGTATCAATACGGAAGGGGTATGTGTAATTATGCAGACTTAGAACCATGGAAAGTTGATACTAATGAAAAGAACATGAAAAGATTAGAGTCTAGTGGAGACAATGCGTTCTTTCATGCAAGTAAATGTAGATATCTTGTAGACACTTGGAAAGAAGAAGGTTGGTATTCTTGTCCCCAAGGTGTGGTAAGAGGCACTGAAGATATCTTCTTTCACCCAGGCTCTATTAGACAATATGCAATGGTCTTAGGTGATATGAGAGAACAAGAGATTTTCTTATGGGATTGTGGAGAGACAGAACTGTTTCCCGAACATGAGATAATTGATTATGAAACATGGAAAGATAAGTTCAAAGTTGATAGACCTCAATGGATTGATATTAGAGGCATGCCTGAACATGGTTCACTAAAGGGTGGTTTCACAGAAGAACCTCTCTTAGAATGGCATGTAGATGAAGATAGACCAAACTATTATAAGACAGCACAACGTATTCAATCTGAAATCTTTAACTTCAAAAAACCTAGACTATTTGGTGTTGCAGAAACTAACAAGATTGAAGAAGCTTTCTCTATGGATAATACAGAATGTTTGAATATTCATATGAAAAATAACGAGATATTTCTACTTGAAGATTTCAAACATATCTTCAACATACCCTATGAAGAAAAGATATGGGAATGTGACAAATTTAAAGTGATAAAAACTTTCTAAAAACATAAATAATAGACAATGACTAGTCTATTTGAAAAACTTGATAATGAATCTCCAGCAGAATTGCAAAGGAGAAGTCTAGACAGTCTTGATTGGTTTAGAAATAATGTAAGAGACATTAGAATTAGACAAGACCAAGCACTAAGAGAAGGTGAAGTAGTCACCACTTTAGAGTTAGGTAAAATGTATATGTATTATTATGATGCATTACATAAGGACACTCTACCATATTTTGATAAGTTTCCCTTAGTGGTTCCTATTAGAAAATATGCAACAGGGTTCATAGGTCTTAACTTACATTACATTGCACCTCGTTATAGAATGATTCTATTAAACGAAATGTTTGAGTATTTAAACAACACAAACATGGACGAATCTACGAGGTTTAGAATGACTTACGATTTGTTAAAATCTGTATCTCGATTGAAATACTTTAGACCTTGTTTAAAGGAGTATCTCTACAGTCAAATCAGAAGTCAATTCAGTTTAGTCCCCTCTCAATATTGGGAACTGGTTGCAATGTTGCCGATGCAAAAATTTACAGTGAATGCCAATACAGTGTATTCAGAAAGTAGAAGGAAATTTACATGACAGAAATAAATCAATTACTATCACACTTTGACCAAGGTGCAAGAGCTAACAGATTCAATGTAGCAATTACTAACATACCATTTACTGGTATTAAAATGCCAGAAGGTCATAATTTTAGATGCACATCTGCAACCTTGCCTGGAATAACATTAGGAACAAACACTGAAGATACAGGTTGGTCGGGTAGTAGAGAAATCCCTGATGGAACAATAGACTATGGAGATTCTATTACTTTAGAGTTTATATGCACCAGTAGTTTCTTAGATAGAATCATTTTTGAACAATGGCAACAAAAGATATATGAAGGAACACCAATTCAGTCTGCAAAAGAGGCTTCTTTCGCTGCAGACAATAGAGCAGGACAAAACCGAGGAACACTACGTCAACCAGTCATGAGATATTATAACGAATATGCTGGGGGAATGATGATAGAACAACTAAGAGTAAGTGGTTCTCCTGCTATGAGATATGAATTCTTTAATGCATATCCTTTGAGTTATAATGAAATGTCATTAGATGCAGACAGTCAAGAACCCCTATTAAAATTTTCAGTAGATATGGCATATTCAGATTTTGTTATCTCGTATCCTGAAAATACAGACGAACCACGAGTTATAGAACCAATGACTAACGATGCAAGTAGTTCTAGTGGTATAAATACAGGACGTGGACTATTAGATGCAACACTTGATACTCTCAAAGTTGCTTCAAGGTTTAGTCCAAAGGCTGGAGAATACTTAACTAAGTTAAGTTCTGCAGATACCCAAATTACCCGTGCTGGGAACATAGGACGAACAATCCGTGGTCTTGGAATTGGTGGAGATGGTTAATAATTAAAAAAGTGAGGAAAATATAATGGCATTACCTATACAGGCAACACCGACATATACGACAGTTCTTCCTGTAAGTGGTCAAACAATAGAATACAGACCATTTCTAGTTAAAGAACAGAATATCTTAGTTCAAGCTAAGGAAGGTGAAGATGCAAAACGGACTATGCAATCCGTTAAAAAATTATTGCAAGCAGTGACCAATGACAAAGTTGTTATTGAGAACTTACCAACTACGGACTTAGAATGGTTATTCATTCAAGTTAGGAAAGTTTCAGTAGGGGAAACATCAAAATTAATGTTCCCTTGTGGAAATCCTGAATGTTCAGAGACAGAGGATTATGTCCTACATCTCGACAAGATACAAGTAGATGGTGAAGTTCCCGAATCAAAAGAAGTCATGATTACTGATAAAGTGGGTTTAACACTTAGTGTCCCAACAGTTGAACATGTCGAGAAGATACAAGACCTTGACGAGTCCAACCAGTCGGTAGAACTAATTAAAGAATCTATAGTAAACATATTTGATGAAGAACAGGTTTATGAAGGTGCAGATTTAACTCGAGTTGAGATAAATGAATTTGTAGAATCATTGACTTTCCCTCAACTAGAAGTGTTAGGTGACTGGTATGATAAATTACCAAAACTCAATGCAACAGTAGAGTGGAATTGCAAAACTTGTAGTGAAGAGAACAAGACGAAGCTAGAAGGAATACAGAATTTTTTTTAATAGCTCTTTCTCATGAAAGTGTGTTCAATCATTATAACACTAACTTTCAGTTAATGCAACACCACAAGTATTCATTAACTGAATTAGATAATATGATTCCTTGGGAAAGAGAAATTTACATTAAACTTCTCATGCAACATCTTGAAGAAGAAAAACAGAGACAACAAGCGGAGAACGCAAAGTCTCGTAGATAATCAAGAAGGATAGTATTATGGGTGATAAAGAAAAGGATAAGTCAACCAATGAAGTAGAGATTTCCTTAGAGAAATACATGGCTCTTATCGATAAACTCGATGAACAAGAAGACAACATTAAAGAAATGCAAGAGGAAGCTAAGAAGGCACGTGCTGGATTAGAACCCCCTAAAAGAAAAGTAATGGATTTGTTTTTAGATGACAATGACATAAATGAGAAATCTATTATAGGTTTTATATCTTTCTTTTTAATGGTAGTGTTTGGTATAACAGACCTACTAACTGCATTATTATTTGATATGGATTTAAAAGTTTCAGAAACAATCTACACATCATTTGTGGTAGTGACACTTGGTGCATTCGGTATCAGTGAAGCTGGTAAAGCATTCGGTGGAAAATAGGACATAACGTAAATGGCTGATGACAAAACTATAGAGCAACAGAGAAAGGAATTTGCAAAAGAAATACGGGACGTTAACTCCGAGTTAAAGCCTGGATTTCAAAAGATTATTAATAGTCTAGAAGAAGCTTCCCCTCAGATTGCAAAGATTACTGCAGACTTTAGAGCGTCTAGTAAAGACACCTTTAAGGGTGCATTAGCAACTAAGAAGTTAAAGGGTCTTAGTGGTATAGTTGACAAATATATGAGTGGTGTAGAACTCTCTGCAAAAGAAGCTGAAATGATGCAAAAGAACTTTGCAACGGAAGTTGACGGAGTTAAAACTGGTTTCAACTTTACTGGAATGAGAATTGCACAACAGTCATTTAACAAAACACAAGAAACTGTTAATAAAATAGAAAAGAACAAACAAGCTGCATATCTAAAAGAAACCAAAGAATCTAGAGAGACATTCCGTGCAGCCGAAAAGGCATACGAAAGTGGAAAAATTAATGCAATAGAATTCAATGAAGCACGAGCAAAGTTTGAAGAAGAGAATGCAGCCTCACAAAAAATAGTTAATGACAAGTATGACAAAGGTTTAGAGTTTGAAAAAGAAAAACTTGAAGAACGAAAAACTAAGTTAGACGGGTTTACAGAAGATTATAAAACACAATTAGAGAAGACTACTGACTTCAAAGGAATGACCAAGTTCAGTGAAGGACTAGACGAACTAATAGGTATTGACTTACTTGGAATGGCAGACACCTTTACTAAAAAGGTAAATGCATTCGGTGATGTAATGAGAGGTATTGGAGAATTCATGGGTAGTCCCGTGAAAAAATTCAAAGAGAAGTTCGGGCCTGCACTTGATGGTATTACTAGTGTCTTTAAGAGAGGAGAAGAGTCTGCAGATAAGTCTAAGAAAAAATCTAAAGGTAAAGGATTCCTCTCGGGTATACTCGGTGGTAAGAAGGGTGAGAAAGAAGGTGCAATGGCAAAGGCACTACCAAAGACTGCAGACAAATCAATCATACCTTCTAAAGGAAGTAAGAGTGGTGGATTCCTAAAAAGTATTGCAGAAGGTGTTAAGAAGTTTGGAGATAGTAAAGTTCTTAAAGGTGCAGTCTCTATGGCACTATTAGGAGGTTCAGTAGGACTACTTGCAATAGGATTAAAACAATTTAATGGTGTAGACTTTAAACAAATGGGTAAAGGTCTAATTGCAATGACTGGATTAGTTTTACTTGCAAAAATGTTAAGAAGGTCAACAGGTGCAATGCTCAAAGGTTCATTAGCCGTTTTAGCACTTGGAGCTGCAATGGTTCCACTTGCATTTTCACTTAACTTAATGAAAGACGTTGGACTTGGAACCATAGGTGTTATTGCAGCTGCATTAATAACACTAGGTGTTGCAGCTGCATTACTAGGTAGTTTTGTTCCACTAATTGCACTAGGAGCTCTTGCAATTGGTTTACTAGGTGCATCTTTAATTCCATTTGCATATGCAGCTGACTTAGCTGCAACAGCATTCGGAAATTTTGTGCCAGACATAATGCAGTTAAGTCAAGTTGACGGATTAAACCTTATAGCAGTCGGTGCTGGATTAGCTGCAATCGGTGCTGGTCTAGTAGCAATGACTGGTGGTAGTCTTATAGGAAGTTTACTTGAAGGTTTAGGAAGTTTATTTGGTGCAAAATCACCAATGGAAAAGGTCACTGAGTTTGCAAAAGGTTTAGAAGATGTAAACATGAAACCTCTACTTGACTTAGGTGAAGCATTCAAAAACTTAGGTAGTGTTGGTAATGTAATTTCCATGTTTAAGAATTTAAAACCTTCAACCAAGAACCTTAATAATTTCTCAGAAGCAATAGACACACTAACAGAAGCAATGATTAGACTTGACAAAGGTGTCCCTAAAGAATTGTCTTGGTATGAAAAGATGAAAGGTCTTGCTGGTAAAGTTATGGGAACTACCGAACAAGAAAGAATTGAAGGTCAAATGGAACAGTCCGAAGAGAAACTTATAAGAAAAGAAACTCAAAGAGACAGAGACAAAATGGCAATAAATGAACCTCAAGAGAAACTTGTAAGAAGAAAAACTAAAAGAGACAGAGATTATGTTCAACCTGCGTCGGATTCTGCAATGTCTATGGAAATGGCAGAGGTGCGAAACGAATTTATTGTAGAGAGAGAAAGATACAATAAACTTCAACAAAGAATGATGGAACACAATGCTAAGTATCCTGGCTTGTATACTGAAGCACAAATAACTGCAGCTGGAAATCCAAACACTGGTAATAATATCAAAGGTCAAAGAATGGATACTTACTCTGCAAGTGGAACCACAACAACCAATTCAAATGTTATGTCGAATGTCACTAACAATAACAGTGGACAAACTTATACCAATGTTAATGCACCTAAGACTATGAATGACGAACCTACACAAGGTAAGTTATCTCCAGTTCCAACTTGGTAATTAAATAGTTTTATACTTCTCTTTACGAGGGATTGTCTTTGTTTTATCTTTATGAATCTGAGTAGACCCATGGGTAGGTGTTTCTTTACGAACAGAGATTTCGGGTTTAGGTTTGCCAAAGATTTTCTCCCAGTTATCTGAGTAGAGTTTATCGTCTGAGTTCCTTCTTTTGGAACCTTTCCCTCCGTGCCAGTTCATGTGTATCTCTCTTCTGCTGTTTCCTGTATAGGTGAATCAATATAATCTTTAGGTGTATTCAATGGTGGTTGATAGTTTAAGTAGATATAGATTGCACCAATCAATCCTAGTATCCCGATAGTTGCAGAGATGAGAAATTGTCTAATGATTCGTTTCTCTCTTTTTGTTCTCATCTAACTCCTCTAACTCTACGATTTTGTTCTAGTAATGATTTCTTCTTATTGAGTTTCTTTCTTCTTTTTAATTCTTGATTCTTCTGATTCCTAGTGTCGTTAGGTTTCTCGTGATACTTTCTATCTCTGCATTCTTGCACGATACCTTTCTTCTCACATTCTTTTTTAAAGCGTCTTAACACTTTATCGAATGGTTCTTCCATTCTATTCTTTGGATTTACTCTTGGTTTAACACTTGGCATATTATTTGAAAAATTGTTCTAAAGATTCCTCTCTGTTTTTTATTTTATCTGAACTATATTCTAGTTCCCCTTCTTTACGAAACACTAAGATGAATTCATGCACCTTTGCAGTGTATCTTTTACTTGCACATTTACCTGCTTGTAAAGCTGCAAATATAGTGTCGTTCTTCATTACAATTATATCATGTAATTTCAGACCCGACTTAGTGAACATATTTATAGTGTCTGAATGAAAAGGTTTGTATTCTCCGTCTCTTCTCCAATCACCACAAACCCAAACTGCAAAACCTCCTGGCTTTAAAACTCGTTCTATGTTATCTCCACAAACTTGTATCCTATTACAAAAGTCTTCATACTTTCTTAGGTCGGATAACTGACCTTCTGCACTTTCGTATCTTTCTATATCACCATAAGGTGGACAAGTCATAACTAGGTTTGCACTCTCATCATCTGTATGAGACATTTCACACCCGTCACTCTCTACAATATCGTAGTATCCGTCAAAGGAATGTCTTCCCATTTCCTCTCTGACTTTACTTACTGTTTCAGAAGATACGTCATAACCAACATAATCTCTTCCTAATGAAGCAGACACAAATGCACGTGTCATTCTTCCAGCAAAAGGGTCAACGATTGTATCACCAACCATAGACCAATAGTGAACTATGTTCTCACATAAACCAGCATGAAACTCACTCATCATTAACCCGTTAGGAAGACGAGGACAAACTCCTCTCTTCTCTTCGTATGCAGTTAAGTATGCATCGTCCCAATTGTTCTTAGACGATTTAGTTGGAGTGATAACTGATTGTGGGTTCCAACCAAACTGGTCAATAACCCTCTCGTTCTCATTCCATGGTAGTATGTTTTTGTAGTATTCACTTTTCATAATATAATCTTAAATAGTGTGAAGTCACCCCACGCCTTACAGCAACCCGTTCTTCACCGACCAATCCGCTTATGCTATTGACCTTTCCCTTACTAAGTATCCCCATGTCCACGACCTTAGTGTTGTAGTCGTCATTTCAAATTATTCATAATGAATTAAACGACTACCCCATGTAGAAACTAACTATCAGAAGCTAGTTTCTTAAAGTAATCCATCGCGTCATCTTCTTCAACTTGTGGAGTAGATTCTGCTGATGCGATTACAGGTTCCTCTGCAACAGTCTCAGTGTTTACATTTGACCAAGGCACTTCGTCTAGGTCTTCAGCAACTGATTCTGCAGTAGCAGTAGATACACTTCCAGTGAGTCCGAGAACTCTATCGAGTTTCTCTTTTAGTTCGTCATAAGACTTGAACTCACTAGGTGCAATTACATCTGATAAAGAATATGTTGAATTATTTATCTCATTCAACCTATTTTCATCATCAAAAAGTGGTGAAGGACTTTCGAACTCTGATTTATCATAGTTCCAGTATCCGTCTACTTTTCTGATTTTGATTTTAAAGTTTGCACCTTCTCCTCTCAAATCAAAAGGATTGATTGGAGCTTCGTCATCAAACGCAGGTGAGATAGCTTCTTTGAGTTGTTCAAAGATTTTTTTACCAAATCTGTATTTGAAGACTTTACCTTCATTGTCGGGATTTTTAGGGTCTGAAACAACATAGACATTTGACACATAATGTAAACGTCTTTTTTGTTTACGTGCAATCTCTTTATTTGCTTCGATACCTGTATTCCACAACGTTGAATTGTATTCAGAGACAGGGTCTTGTTTATTAAGAGTCGTTAAAGACTTCTCAATATACCAACCACCTGGCCCTTGGAACCCGTGGTCAAAGTATGATACCCAAGGCATCTCTTCTCCATCGGGAGTAGGTAAAAAACGAACCACTGCATAACCATTACCAGTTTTATCTAGTTCGGGTTTCCACATAGTGTCGTCTGAGTAGGATTTTTTAGCACCTTCTGTAGGTGAAGCCGTTTCCATGGCTGCTCTTAGTTTATCTAATGATGTTGACATTGTATTCTCCTATTGTATTAACATTTTATTAGCATTGTATATGTCTATTATACACCCTTTCGTATAAGAATACAAGAGGGTTTTTAATCGACATTCGTATTTAGTGTTTCTTAGAATCTACTGACACAACTCAATCAATACCCCTTTATACTTCTTAATGTCTACAGATACAAAGGACTTGTATTTGTTTATCTTATTCTGTATATCGGGATAGACTAAGTTTTCTGAAATCAATCGTTCCCAATCATTAGTATAACCAATGATTTCATCTAAAATACACATCGTCTCGAGGGATATCTTTTTACCTAAGAACTCTTTTAAGAGTATAGGGTGTTGTCCGTTTTTCACTTCTAACACTTTATTGATATTCCTCTTACGAAGTAAATCAGCAACTTCCGTTTCAAAAAGATACGTTAGTTTCTGATTTCTGTTCTTCCAGTCCTTATAGACTTTGACACACTCGTTATCAAGTAAGTCTCCCGCCCATAAGTCTTTCAGAGACAAGTTTGCAATGTAAAAGTCTTGCAATTCTTGTTTGTGGGTTTTGAACAATTTACCAAAATGGTATTTGTCCTTCCGTTTAAGAAATGAGTTTATATCACTTTTGACTTTACCATTATATTTGATAAAGTCATAATCTTTAGAATGGAAATGTAATTTTATTCCAAGATAAAGAGTGTATGCATCATATCCTTCACGACTTGTCATTAAGTTATTATCTTCTTTTCCTTTGGAATTTCGATACCACTTACTGCAGTCAAGTGTGCTTCCGACACTTCTTTATTACACTTAGCAATAAAGACGTATGAACCGAAAATCATTTCAGTTGGATTTACTTCACCTGTCACTGCAACACCTTTAGAGAAACCCATTCCTCCTTCGGGTGTGTTGACAATCATTTTGGGGTTTGCAAGTGTCACTGGTTTACTAGAAACCAACTCACCAACATACTCACCACTTGTAGCAACTACTGCTACTATATCACCTTTTTTCATAATAACTCCTATTAGTCTGAAAAGAAACTGGATATTGTTCCTTTAGGATTCTTACCTCTATTAATTAAATTGAGACCAGCTGCTTCTGCTTCTAGTTTCTCTTTAAGAGGTTGAGACAATAACCTCTTTGCAGACTCGGGTTCTACATTGTTTAGTTCACAAACTTTTACAATTGCAGACATGATATCTGCACCCCTTCCTCTGACTATTAAACGTTCTACTTGTTCTGAAAATTCTTTACGGGTAATCATATTAAAACCTTGTGTTGTATCTGTTATCGGGGTCTACTTCGTCTGCAATTAAAGGCAGTCCAAAGAAGTGTTCACAATCCCATGAGTCATAGTTGTTTTCAAATAACCAGTCATGTCCTTCTTCTTCAAGTAGTTCTTCCATTTCGTCTTCGTCTGCTTCACTACCTTCTGCAAGGTGGATATAATAATCACGTCCACACTCGTCAAAGGATTCTATGAATTCGTTCTCTTCAAACTCACATGGTTCCATATCACCAGTTGCATCTTCTGAAAGATATGCTTCTAGTTGTTCCTTCTCTTCCTCGTTAGTAATCTTAACGATATATGCACCACTTCTCCATAGTGCTTCTATGACTACTCTATCTTCATTGTCATTGTTCTTAAACACTTCACGTTCAGTGTAAGACTTTTTAAACTTTGGGTAGATATGATATTCTTTTCCAACTTCAATTTGCATTTTATTCTCCATAATGAAAGTTATCATTCCAGTCTCTAACGATACTATAGTATGCATAGTAAGTTGGACTAGTGTCGTGAACACCGAGACCACCTTTTGCATAATCAGTTGTTAGATATTCGATAAGATGGTCTGCTTTGTCTAACACTTCTTCTGTTATATCTTCCTCACTGTCAATTCCAAGATACTCTAATAGTGTGTCATATGCACTATCGTATGCTTGAGACTCAACCCACTCATCACCTTTAGAGATTATCTTATTCCAATTGAAATCTCCTTCTAAATTAAATTCTTTCACTTCACTCATTTTATACTCCGTATACGTTTTTATATCTGACTCGTAAGTCGTTTAGTTTATCAACATAGTCAAGTGGGTCTGCAGAAAATATCTGAAAGGAGTTATGTCCTTCTATAGCTACTAGTGCAGTAATCTCTTCGATTGCTTGACCTGTAAGTTCTTCAACCATTATTGCATATGCAGTCATTTGGATAAACCAACTTTCTGCCATATAATCCTCTTTGAATTTTGCACTGGTTTTGAAGTCTATGATACTTAACTGGTCGTTGAATATTCCAACACAATCTACACGTCCAGCCATTTGTAATACGTTTGAATAGAGTGGTGCTTCAAGTGCAATCGGTATGACCTCGTCTAATACTGGTTGCATAGCTTTAAACATTCCTTCCTGTAGAACATTATCAAACTCTATAAACTCTTTTTCTTTTCTTAAATAATCTTCTACTAATGAATGGAAGTTGGTTCCACGTTTAGTTGCTTGTGCAGTAATCTTGTTTGCAGTCTCTTCACCTACACGTTTTCTCCATAACTTAATATGGTCACGTGATAGTAGACCAGTGACACTCGTGACACTTGGGTAGTAGAAACTTCCGTTTGTATCAGTGTAGTATCTCTTACCATCTTTGTTTGTTGTTTTTAAATCTAATAACTCTAAGTCTGATAAATCTACTAAAGTT